GCTGTAGGCGCTTGAGCTCGGCGCTGGCTTCTTCAATGGCGTGTGCTTCTGTTGCGTAGGTGTGCCGCAGGCGCTTGGTGTTGTCACTGCTGCCCACCAGCACTTCTTTTCTTTCGGCACTTTCCAGGTCGCTCCAGTAGGCGAGTACGCCGGTGAACTCTTCACGGTCGGCGATGAGATAGCGGTGGGTGTCGCCTACGCCACGCTTTAGCGTGAGCATGGGGATCGGCGTGCCGCCTGCGGTGACGCCGCCGTTCATGGGCATAAACAGCAGGTGGCCGTTTTTGGCCATGCAGAGGGCGTCATAACGTTCAGCCAGGCGGTGCAAAAAGTGCAGGTCGCTTTCGTCGGTTTGGTCGATGTGATCAATAAAAATACCCGCCAGTGCCGATGCGATATTAGGAGCCAGCCCCAGGCGACCGGCGGCGGTGGCCACAATCTCTTCGAGGGTTTTCTCGTGATAGCTTTCGCAGCGCTTGGCGGGGTTCTCTTTGCGCAGGTCGGCACTGCGGGCACGGATGGTCAGCACATCCGGCGCGCCCGAGTGTTCGACCTCATCCACAGTAAAGCTGCCGCGATCCACCAGGGCTTCGCCTTCCCAGCCCAGGGCCACGGTCAGGATCTTGCCGCGCGGGGGTATGGCGAGGCGGCCGTCGTGGTCTTCCAGGGTCATGGTGAGTTCGTCGGTGGTGGTACCGCGCCGGTCGGTGATAGTGAGGCTTTGTAGGCGGCTGGTGGCGGCCATGCCGCCGATGGCGTAGGCGGGGCGTCGGGCGGGAATCATACTTACACCAACCTTGGCACGGCGCGCAGGGCCATGCCTGCCAGCGGGCCGAGCATGGCAAGCAGGTTGCCGTTATCGTCTTCTACCCGGTGCAGCACAATATCAAAATCAATTTGCTGGGCGGCGCCGTCGCGCATGAGAGCAACCTTGCGCTCCTTTAGGCTTTCCATGACAAAAAAGCCGTAGTTTTTGCCGGTGCCTTCGATCAATGGCCAGGCGTGGCCTTGGCTGGCCATGTCGCGCAGTTGATCCAGGTGGGGCTGGCCACCGGTGAATTGGGGGTGAAGGGTGCCGGTGAGCGTGATGGTGTCTTCCCCTGGGCCAAGGAACTGGCGGGCGGGCAGCAGGCCGACCCGGCCCTGGGCTTCCTGCCGCCATCGGGTTTGGCGTTGCAGCTCTTGATAGGCGGCGGTGTCGAGGGCGAACACGAACATGCCGTAAATCATCATCATCTGTCAGTACCTCAGTCAATGTCGTGAAAGGCGCTGCGGTGGTTTGCCAGGGCGCGGCGTTCGGCATCGCGCAGGGCGCGCTGTACTTCGGCGTTTACCAAACGGGCGAGATCTTGTTCGTTCATGCCGGGGGCAGCGTGGATCTCGATGTTGATGCCGCCATTAATCACTAGCCCGCCGCTGGGCTGGCTGGCGTGGCTTTGCAGCGGTGGCCGGGCGTCGATCTGTATGCCGCTGGTGTCGATGCGCAGCGGGTCGAATTGGGGAAGTTCTGGCCATTCGATGCAAAGGGCATCAAGGGTGGGCATTTCCGGCTTGACCACCTCGCTATAGAGCGTGGGCAGCTCAGGGCGTTGGATCTCTAATGCGCCCAGCTCGGGTAATGCGGGAAGCGTGGGCCGTTCGATGCGCAGCGCATCAAGGGCGGGCGTTTTGGGTGTGGCCACCTCGCTGTAGAGCGTGGGCAGCTCTGGGCGTTGGATCTCTAACGCGCCCAGCTCGGGAAGTTCGGGCAGTGTTGGCCGTTCCACTTCCAGGGCGATAGCGGGGGATGCGACCCCGGCGCCCAGCATGAGCCCGGCAGCGGCATTGCGCAGGTGGCTGGCGAGGCTGCGCACTTGCTTAACGGGGCCATCGGCGTCGGCTTCAATGCCGTTGGCTAGGCCTTGGGAAATGTAGCCACCAATGGTGGCAAACACGCGGCTGGGGGAGTGGATATCCAGCCAGCCGCGCACGGTGCTGGTGACGTCGTTGGCCAGATTGGCGGCGCTTTCCGTGGCGCGATTGGCGCCGTCGCGTATGCCTTGCCCTAAACCCGCGGCGGTATCCTTTCCTAGTTGGATAGCACGGTTGGCACCGCTGCTTAGTGAGTCCAGCGCGCTGCCCATGGCGTCTTGTACCCAGCCTGCGATATTGCCCGCCATGCCCATCACTTGATCACGCAAGGTGCCGATCATGCTGCCGATACCGTTGATCATGCCTTCGACGATATTGACGCCGAAGCCTTCAAACACGCGGCTGGGGGAGTTGATGCCAAGCACGCCTTTGAACCAGTTGGCCACGCTGGTGGCGATGCTGGTCATGCGTTCGCGCAGGGCGGTGAGTTTTTCGGTCAGCCCGCCGAGCAGTCCGTCGATAATAAAGCCGCCCAGGCTGCGGAAGTTTTCCGGCACTGAAATGCCCAGGCGCTCAAGCGTGCTGGTGAAGGCGCTATAGAGCAGCCCAAGCGGTGACCAGTTGATCAGCAGGCGCGACACGCCGCCGATGCCATCGCCGAAGGCTTCGTTAACCGTTGACCATACGCTATCCGCCGATTGACGCACCCAGCCCATGGCGCTGTTCATGCCGCTGGATAGGCCGCCGATCATCTTGCTACCCAGCTCGGCCAGTGAGCCGGGCAGCTCGATCCCCAGGCGGCCTAACGCGGATGAAATGCCGCTATAGAGCAAGCCAAGCGGTGACCAGTTGACCAGCAGGCGGGTAACACCGCCGATGCCGTCGCCAAAGGCGTCTTTCACTTGCTGCCACAGGCCCAGGAAAAAGCCTTTGATGGGTTCCCAGTATTTGTAGATCACCAGGGCGGTGGCGGCGATGGCCAGGATCGCCCAGCCAATGGGGTTGGTGGCCAGGAATACCGCCGTTGCTTTGAGTGCGCCGAGTAGGCCTACGGTCAGCGCTTTGCCCACGGCAAACAGTGCCGCACCTGCTGTTTTTAATACCGGAGCCAGCACGCCTGCTTGTATGCCCAGGGTGGACATGGCGAAGCGGGCGAACAGCAGCGGGGAGAGAATGCTGGCAAACGTCATTGTGACCGCGCCGCCGATGGTGGCTAGGGCGATCATGCCCGCCGCCACTTTGGCGATGGTGCCCGCCAGCTCGGGGTTGGCTTTGATCCAGTCGCCGACCGCGCGGGTAATCTTGGTGATGTTTTGCACCAGGTCGCGCAGGGGGCCGTCGTTGGTGTCGGTGATACTGATGCCAACTTCTTCCCAGGCGCTGCGCAAGTTCTTTAAATCGCCGCCGATGTTGTCGGCCATCACTTCGGCCATCCGGGCGTTCTCGCCCATGTTGTCGCCCAGGGCATTGATGATGTCATCCAGCTGGCCACCGCCCATGGCGTCGACCAGTTCCGCCATGCCGGAGCCCGCTTCTACGCCGAAGATATCCTGCATGATGGCTTTACGTTCGACGTTGCCCAGATCCGCCGTGGCTTGGCTGATATCACGCAGGATATCGGGCATGGCGCGCATGTTGCCGTTGGCGTCGGAAATTTGGAGCCCGATGTTTTCAATCGCCGCCGCGCCCTTGGCTGCGGGGTTGGTGAGCCGGTTCATCATGGCGCGCATGGTGGTACCGGCCTGGCTGCCTTGGATGCCGATGTTGCCGAGAATGCCCGACATGGCAGCGGCTTGTTCCATGGTGAGCTTGAGGTCTTCGGCGCCGCCCAGGTACTTCATGGTTTCGCCGAGCATTTCCAGGTTAACGTTGGCGCGGCTGGCGGTGCCGGAGAGGATGTCCCCGACGCGTGCCATGGCGCCTTCCGCCTCCATATCGACCTTGAACGCCCCGGCGATGTTGGAGGCGATATCTGCCGCGCGGGCCAGCTCGGTATTGTTGGCCAGCGAGAGGGCGAGCACGTCTTTCATTGAGGCCTGAATGGCCCCGGCGCTCATACCTGCGCGCAGTAGAAATTCTTGGCCTGCACCCACTTCGGTTGCGCTGAAGGCGGTGGTTGATCCTAGGTCGCGGGATTGCTGCCGTAGCCCTTGGTAGCGTTCATCGTCTGCATCGAAGCGGCCAACGGCCTGCAGGGTGCTCATCTGTTCCGCCCAGGCAACCCCAGGCGTTAACAGGCGGGAGGCGGCATAGCCTTGGGCGATGCCGGTGCCGAACATGCCCATGCCCACCCCTTGGGCGCGGGCGACGTTGGCCATGCCGTTCTGATAGCGGTCGCGAGCTTGGGTTAGGCGACGCTGGCGTTCGGCAACTTCGGAAAGGTGGCGCTTCTGTTCCTGCAGCGCGGTGTTTAAGCGTTCCTCTTTGGTGCGCAGCTCTCGGGCGCTGCGGCCGAGGTTGTCGGTGCTGATACCCGCTTCATCAAGCCGCGTTTTTAAGCCCCTAACGCGCTCGGTTTGGGTGGCGTGGTTCTGGGTGAGGCGCTTGATCTCTTCGCCCGCGTGACGGGTTCGGTTGCGGTATTCCCGCATTGCGCGGGCGGAGCGGTCGAACTCGGTTTGCTGGCCGTGCAGGCGCACGCGGGCGCGTTCCAGCGAGGCAGATAGCTGGTCGCTGGGCTGCTTGGTTTTGAGTAGCTCGCGGGCGAGGCGGTCGTATTCCCGGCGGGCAACGGTCAGGCCGGATTTAATACCGGCGTGGGCTTCGCGCTGCTTATCGAGTGCCTGGGTGTATTGCTGGTTGCGGGTGCGGGCGTCGCGCATTGCGCGGGTGTTGGTGCGCAGGGCGGCGTTAGCTTTGCGGTAGCTGGTGAGGTCGCTTTGTTGCCGCTGCAGATCTTTGAGCTGGTCGCGGGTTTCGCGCATGGCTTGGGCGGTTTGCCCGGCACCTTGGCGCATCCGCTTTAGGGGGCCGGTGACGCGATCTACCGCGTTCAACATGACTTGCAGGCGTAGATTACGCGACATCGGCTTTTTCCCTATTTGTTGCGTTTACCGTTTGGCTTGCTGCCTTCGTGGCGTTTGCGGGCGCGTTCGCGCCACTGCATGAGTTCTTCGAGTTCCATGTTGTCCATGGCGCTGGGTTCCCAGTGGAACACCATGGCGAGATCCGCCATGGCGTCTTCTACGAACTCGGGAAGGGCTCTTTTTTGAAGGGCTAGGCCTCGGTCTCCTTGAATTTCTTTGGGATCAAAAAACCGTTGAGCGCCGTGCCGAGCTGAATGAGGTCGACGATATCGAGCGTTTTTACCTCGGCTTCGGTGAGCGATGGCGTAGTGATGCGGGGCAACACTTTATGCAGGGCTGTCACTTCGAAGTTCATGATGTCGACCAAGCTGACGCCACGCATACCGCCGGACATGGGTTTACGCACGGTGATTTCAGTCACTGTGACGCTTCCACGCTTTAGCGGGGTTTCTAGTGGCACTACTTCGGTCGGCACGCCTGGGGCGGCAGCGGTGGTTTGCTCTCCGTTTTTCTCAACTGTTTGGGTTTCAGTGCTTTGGTTTTCGGTCTTATCAATCATGGTCGTGTCCTATAAAAGAAAAGGGGTAGGGCCACCGGGGTGGCCGTAGGGTGGAGGTGCTTTACACACCCAGGGCGGCGCGGCGCTCTGCCAAGCGATCCTTGCCACGTACTTTGAAGATGAAACCGGGGACGTCGCGCTCGATGACCTCTTCGCCATCGACGATCAATTTGAAGTACGACAGGGTGGTGGTGACGCTGATCTGGTTGTTGTCGCCTTTGCTGGCGTCGCCCATGTTTATGGTCTTGTGGCGGCCGCGCATGACGATCTCGACCGGGATGATGTTGCCGTCTTCGTCGGATTCGTAAGAGCCGGTCATGCGCAGCATGGCGGCGTCGTGGATGGGGCTGCCGTAGCTGTCGTAGATATCGACAATCATGCCCCCGGCCGTCCACTCGAATTCCTGCAGTTCGTTGCCTTGATCCACTTCAATCGGGCCTTCCATACCGCCGCCTTCGTACTCGACCATGCGGCGGGCCAGCTCGGGCAGGGTGAGTTCGGGGATCTGGCCCTGCCAGTTGTTGCCATCGCCGAACAGGTTGAAGTCTTTAAGGATGTGGGGGAGTGCCATGGTCTGTTGCTCCTGTTA